GGTACTTATGTTTTAAGTTTATCTCAAAATAATCTTTCCTCGACCATGAGCGGTAGAAACGTTTACTTTGGAACGGCTTATCGGTTTCCTATTTCTTTAAATTATACCGGGGTTATTAATCTTTCCGGTTACCGTACCGCGGTAATTAATTTTATTTGTGATGGGGCCTTAATGTATGGAGATATAGCATATTACCTTGAATGAGCAATATAGTATTTCACAACAAGTTTCACCGGTCTTCCCACCACACGGTTACCACGCCTGGGTACCCGGACAGCGCTAAAGACCCTATAGCATCACAAACAGCCCCTTTTTCCGGTTTATTTTATAATGATTTTATTGCTATAACAGCAGCAAATGTTTTTGATATTGTTACTTTTACTGGGGACTCTATTGTTTCATTCACCGGTGAACCGTTTCTAGTGATTGCTACCAATTATAATTCAGGTTTTATATTTACCAATAGTTTAGTTTGGCATGAAACTAAGAACACGGTACAAAATCTTTCCGGGGAATGGGAAAAATATCCTACCACATACACCACAACCAATGAGGGAAGTGGTAATTGGAATTTAGGATATAGCGGATACCAAACATTACAAGATTTAAATCTTGAGTCTTTAGAACAAACATACAACGAAAATATTTCTTATTGGTCAGACTTAGTAAATGCATGGCGTACTAATAAGGTACAAGAAGACACAGGAGCCAAAAACTTCCAAGGGGTAAATCTTACCTTTAATGCTAATTCTGCATTCTGGGATTTATCTGCACAACAAGCCGCCTATGTTACGTTTCCGGGTATTAGCGCTGAATATTATCTTAAAAATATTGTACCTCCAGAGCAAAAGAAAAAGGGCGGAATATATTATCTGGTTATTCAGCAATCCTTAACTGGAAATGAAAATCTTAATTTTGATTCGGATTATGTATTCCAAGATCAATTAAGCGGTACTAATGTGGTTCGGTTACTCCCCTTATCCATTACGGCAATAAAATTTGTTTGTGACGGTAATAAGCTATATGGAAAGGCTACTTACTTTACCTTAAACGGATTAAATGATATTACCTATTTTGCTGGCCCGGGTATTACCTTATCTCCTAATCCGGGTGATCTATTCTTTGGTGAAGTGTTAATACCTGGGGGTGGTACCGTTATTGTATTTGGCGCGGCGCCTTATAGTAGCTCGGCCAGTATAAATATTGTATGATGGTTTGTAGTAATACTGAACCGGTAAGTTCCTTTTATTCGACTAATTTACAGTCGAAAATGGATAGCTATGATAGACTGGGCCAACGTATATGTAGAGCATTGGGAGCACCATTAATAAACATTGAGATTCATGCAGATCAATTAAATGAGTTTATTGGAATTGCCTGTGAAATGTTTACCAAATTTGCCGGGTATACCCAAGAATTTTTAGTGTTTGATAGTGAGCTTTATGAACCGGGAAAGGGATTACGGTTAGATGTTTTGTTTAGTTTGACAAAAGATTTTAATTTCCGGGCAAAATTTAAAAACGTTTCCAAGAGTATTAAGGATCTATATACGGTCGGTCAAATGGTGATTGGTCAACCTGACCATCCTTATTTGTATCAGGTTTTTACCCCCGGGTCTTCCGAAATTGAATTGTTAAATAGTTATGATTACTTAATTGGAGATTACCGTCAAGTAATTGATGTACTCGATTTTGAAGAAGGATCCAGCGATGGTATTAATACCTTGTTTACCATTGAGCAGTCTTTAGCCCAACAAACTTATTTTTCTTACTCCCTAGGTAATTACGGATTTGATTTGGTTAGTTGGTATGTGTTAAAAAATTGGCTAGATACCCGAGAAAAAGTTTTAGCATTAAGAAGAGACGTTCGGTTTGACCCCCGCACCCAATACATGCAGTTATTTCCGGAACCCCGTAATACTCGATTTTATGGAATCGTTACCTGTTATGTAGAACGACCCTTGACTGACATTATTAAAGAACCGTGGGTGTATCAGTACGCACTAGCCCTTACAAAAATTGCGATTGGTACCATTCGAGGCAAGTATCAGGGAACCCAGCTCTTCGGAGGAGGTACTATTAATGCGGCAATTCTTGAAGACGGTAAAACAGAAAAAGCCGAACTAGAAAAGAAACTGTACGAGGGTGCCTCCACGGCGCTAGGGGATGGTGCACCTGTGGATTTCTTTGTGGGGGCTTTGGCTGGATTACTATCCATTTCGCATTTGTTGTCGTATTTTGGGACAGCAGCAACTAGTATATTTTGCTAACAAACAGTTTTGCTAACAAACAGTATAGGCGACGCAAAGACATAAATATTTTTATGTCAATAAATTTAGGATTAAGAAAAGTAGTAGATAATATTATTCAAGATTACAATACCCTAAAATCAGCGGAAAAAGTTGCTATAAAATACAATACATCTGCTACTTCAATAAGATACCATTTAAAGAAGCATAATATCATATGCGACGGGGGGAATAAAAAACGTAATTATTTACTACCAAAAATAATATCCGAATATAAAAATAATAAACACCTATTTGTAAGTGATATATTAAAAAAATATAAAATAACTAAAAAATATTTTTTGTCTATTTTAATGCGGGAGAGACTTGAAATTAGAAATTACAATAAATCTATCTTTAGATCGTTAGCCTACTATAAGCTCTACAGAGAAATTAATACCGGGCTAGCAATCTACAATAAACGAAAACGTATTAAAGATGTTGCTATTGCTTACGGTCTTCCTCATACGGGAGTAATATCGATTTTTAAGCATTGTGGTATTAATATTAGAGAAAAAACTATATCTGCTAAAGAAAATTTTAAAAAAATTATTATTGAACAGCTTAAGACAGATTACTTATCTGGTATGCATTTATCTGAATTAGCAAAAAAATACAATACGACTAAATATTATATAAGGCAAGCTTTAGCAAATCATATCAAATTACGTACAAAGAAAGAAGCTGTATTATTACAAAACTCTCGCTCTGAACATCAAATTAAGACTATTAAAAACAATTTTAGAAAAAAATATTATACGTTGCCATCGGGCAAAATTATTACAGTCCAGGGGTATGAAGATGATTTTTTAAATTTTATTTTTAATAAAAACCTATTATTAGAAGAAGAGGTGGACTTTTTACCTCCAAGAATACCTTACGGTGAAAATAGGCATTATTATCCTGATTTCTATATTCCAAAATTTAATTTAATTATAGAAATTAAAAGTTCATATACATTAAAAAAAACCGACCCAGAAAAAATAAATGCAGCAAAAAATTCTAATTATAATTTTTTAATAGTAGTAGATAAAAAATATAATGAATTTGTTAAATTAATTTCCCATGAAGCTTCAGATAAAAAATAACAAATACGTACAAGGTATTTTTAAGCCCACGCATATGGAAAAATATAAGGGCCACGATTTACCGCGGTATCTAAGCAGCTGGGAATTAAAATTATTTCGATGGTGTGATACTAACCCCAACGTATTAGAGTGGGGAAGTGAAACTATGGTTATACCCTATGAAAACCCTATTGATCATAAAATACATCGTTATATTGTCGACGCAATGATAAAATTAAAAACAGCTACCGGTATTAAGAAGTTTTTGGTTGAAGTCAAACCTTCAAAACAAACCGTTAAACCTACAGAGACGCCCGGGAAACATAAGAAAACACTACTCTATGAACAGTTAACATTTATTCAAAATCAGGCTAAATGGACCGCGGCCCGCGAATTCTGCAAAAAACGAGATATGGAATTCTGCATTTTAACTGAAAAAGAATTGAGAAAATAAACAAAATAATACATAAATAATATTATGCCTCTACGTCTATTAGTCGAAACACCCGCACCGGAAGATCAATTCGAGTATGTAGTCGAAGAAAAGAACGGGAATCAACCCAGTACCATGTACATTAAGGGTCCGTACATGCAGTGTGAAGAGGTTAATAAAAATAAAAGAATTTATGATTCCTTGGAAATGGATCGTGAGGTTAATCGTTATGTTAATGAAATGATAAAGAGCAACCGGTCCATGGGTGAATTAAACCACCCCACCGCTGCAGAAGTTAATCTTGAACGTGCCTGTCATTTAGTTACCGAGCTCAACCGTCAAGGTAATGTATATTATGGTAAGTCTAAAGTGCTGACCACACCTATGGGGCAGATTGTACGGAGTTTAATTAATGATGGAGTTCGAGTAGGAATGAGTTCCCGGGCTTTAGGTAAACTCGAAGAGTGTGGTAATGGGGTTAACCGAGTAAAAGATTTTCGTTTGGTAGCAGTAGATTGTGTGGCTGATCCTAGTTTTTCTAAAGCCTTTGTAAATGGTATTCTGGAATCCAAACAGTTTGTAGTTACCCAGGATGGCAAATACGAGGAACTGTACGATTCGTTTTCTGATAAGCTAAGAAACCTACCCCGTAAAGATGTAGAGGGGTATCTTAAGGAACAAATACTAGAGTTTTTCAGTAAAATTAAAAACGTACTATGATACCTGCTATTGTAGCTACTGTTGTCCGAGCCCCCGCGGCAGTATCTTTGGCCGGAAAATTGGCACAAACAGCGTTGGCCAAGAAAGAAGGCCAAGACGAGGAGTGTTATGAGGATGAAAACGGTGAAATGAGACCGTGTAAAAAATGTGCAGAAAAAGCACAGATTTCTACTACTGGCGAGAATAAGTATATTGGTATGCAAGAAAAGATTTCTATTATTAACTTTTTAAAGGCAATTAACGAGAAAAATTACGCCGCGGCCCATAAATATTTAAAGACCATTATGGAAACCAAGTTGGCCAAAAAAATCGCTAGCAACAAGAACGTGAGGCTTTTCTAATTTATGAAAGACATCAAATCTATTCTAAAGGAAGCAACCCAAGATCTTCTCTCCGAAGATGTACTTAAGGAAATCGAAGAGGCTTTTAATAAGACGGTTTCTGAAAAAGTACAGATTCATGTTACCAAGGCCTTAACTGAACAAGACGAAGATTATAGCAAAAAGCTAGAACATCTTCTCGAAGCCATCGATGCTGACCATACCAACAAGCTAGAAAAAGTAGTAGATGCTATTGATGCCAATCACACCGAAAAGCTCAAGGCCTTGGTTGCTAAGTACTCGGCTGCTCTCACTAATGAGGCAAAGACTTTCAAAGAAAATACCGTTAACAATATTAGCACCTATCTGGAAGCTTATCTTGATGAGGTTATTCCTGCTGAGGACATCAAGGATGCTGTTAAGAATAAGCGTGCATTAGAGGTATTAGACCAACTTCGGGGAATATTGGGAGTAGACGCCGCACTTGCGAAAGAAAGTATTCGTGAGGCCATCGCTGATGGTAAGCGTCAAATTGATGAAGCTCGTAAAGAGCTTGAAGCTGCTAATAAAGAATTACAGGCAGTTAAGAGTGCATTAGCCTCACGTGATGCAGAACTCACACTGGAAAAGAAGACAGTTGGGTTGGCACCACGGAAGAAGGATTATATCAATAAGGTTATGTCGGGGAAGAATGCCCAGTTCATCACCGAAAATATTGATTATGCTCTTAGCTTGTTTGATAAGACTGAAAAAGAGCGGCTTCAGAATATTAAAGAGGAAGCGGTTAGTGAGAGTGTGGCCGCACAAGTAGACAGACCCGTGGAAGAGTCTGTTGAAACTGCACAACACACTGAGTTCATGAACCCTTACTTAAAAGAACTTTCTAAGTACTAATTTTAGTTGAGGCCATAGCCTGATTAATTTGGCAAGATCTATATCTTGTCGGTCGAATTTAAGGAGAAAAACACACAATTATGAATTCAATCAGACCTACACAGTCTTACATTGATGAGAGTCGTGCGCAAGCTTTGTTGGAAAAGTGGAAGCCAGTATTGGATTACACATCCGACAACGTCAAGGCCATCAGCGATGACCACACCCGTTTAAACACTGCCATGCTCTTGGAAAACCAAGAAGCCTGGTGTGTAAACGAGGCCAATCAAGCCGGTGGTGCTAGCTCGGTCTTTGGTCCCAATGCAACAGGCGCTTACGGTAATGCCGTGCCTCGTGCTGGCGATTGGTATGCAACAGGCGATGCTCGTTTGCCTAAGATTCTCATTCCCATGATTCGTCGTACTTTCCCCGAGTTAATCACCAATGAAATTGTAGGCGTACAGCCCATGGGCGGTCCCGTAGGACTAGCCTTTGCTCTACGTTACAAGTATCTCGCTAACCAGCTTGGCAATGACAATGTCGATGGTTCCGGCACAAACGCCGGTGCTGCCATGGGCAATCCTCAGCTCGCCTCGCAGGGTCAAGAGCTTGGTTATCAGTACCTCGACACCCGCTATACTGGCACATCCAGCAACTCGTTGTCCGGCACCACCGGTGCTTATGGCAACTTGTTCTCGTTTGTCAACC